CATGCCAACATCTTTCTCAGACCCTTTGTCAATAATCTTGACCTTTGCAGGATCACTGGTGATCACAATTCCTCGGCTTGTCTGAGCCACTGTTAACCCATCAGGAATGCGAGACGGCATTGGTGATCCAGGCGTGATCAGGATGGTGTCACGCTTGCTTGATGGATCAAGCAAAGCCATGAGCTGCGCGTCAACGTAGCGTTGTGGCTCTGGAGTTGGATTTTGTCTCATGTTAGATCAAGGCAGCCAATGCACCAAGTCCAGCACCAGTGCCTGCTGTAAGGCCAAGAGTACCAGCCAATTGAGAGCCAGCCAATGCACCACCTAATAAACCAGCACCAACATTCTGAGTATATGGAGTTTGAGTAACCATGCCCAAATTGGCTGGTTGAGCGCCAAGACTGGTTTGCACCACACCCAGACGCTGTAGACCAATGTTGCGAATTGCATCCATCTGTTGCTGGTCCAGAGCCTGACGCGCACCACCAGCGGCCATGACGGCTTGAGCGCCACCAAGACGCAATGCCTGTTGCTGTGCAGCCAAATTACCGAGCTGGCCTGCACCGCTCAAGCGCAATTGAGCGCCTTGCAAGCCTGCTTGCTGATTGGCAATGTCGGCTGCTGATCTGCGTGCAATATCAGCCTGTTGCATGGCCATGGCTTGGTTGAATGCTTGCTCATTTAACTGAGTGCCAAGAGTCCCAGCCTGCTTGGCAAAGCCAAGATTGGTCAAACTCTCGGCCACACCTTGGCGCGAACCACCAAAAGCCTTGGCAGCCGTTGCGCGTTCACCGGTCTGAGAGATAGCAGCGCGCCTTGCAGATTCCAGATCAGCCAATGCGTTTTCACGCACAGACTGGGTATAAGGATTCATGTAAGAAGCAATTGATCCTGGGCCAGATGAGTACAGATTGGACTGCTGTGCTTGTATTTGCGCAGGCTGATAGACACCGCCATACGCGGCCATCTGCGCTGCTAAGTCTGTGCCGGTAATGCCTGGGCCAGCAAGGCCGGTATTGACCAAAGCCTCCTCGCCTGCCTGGTACATTGGGTTATACCCTGCAAACTGCTGAGTCGGCAATGCACCAGCAACCCCTTGGGCCTGCTGGAAGTTGGCCAAGAATGCTTCTTTGATCTGTGGATCAATGGAGCTTGTTGAAGTTGTTGTTCCACCTTTTGACATATTGCCACCTTATCCCAGTAAAGATTTCATTTTCTTGGCAGGCACTTTGCCCTCATTGATCATGTCCAAAAGTCCCTTGCCATACTTATCAACAGAAGACTTCTTAACAACATACTCGCCCATATCAAGATTGACAGCGCCATCATCTGGACCAGGCGGGTTTGGACCAAACATTAAGCCGCCATGCACATAACCACCTTTGGCCATGGCATTGCCAGTTCCAGCACCTGCGCCAGTTCCACCCCCATTACCACCACTACTTCCACCATCACCACCACCAGCGCTGCTTGCATCAATTTGATTAGCCAGCAATGCAGCCACTTGCTCTGCTGCCAATCTAGCCGCATTATTGCCAGCAATCTGGTCATACAGTGCTGGGTCATAGCCACCCATTGGCGTATTAGATGCAACACCAATATAGGGGTTGTATGCGACATTTGCAGGTCGCATCTGGTTCATGATTTGTGAGTATGGAGAGCCAGTCCCACCAACCACACCAGGGTTATATTGGGCGCCAATGGGAATGGATTGGTAGTTCTGAAAGTTCTGTGAAAAGCTCTGGGGCGCTCCAAGTAGGCCAGTCAATACCGGCTGATTGTTCTGCGCAAAGCCTTGAGTGGCATTGGCAAATGGGCTTGTCGTTGGGGCCAGTCGTTTCTCAGTCTGGCCATACTTGGCAAAGTGCGCGGCAGCAAACTGCTCTGGCGTTAAGCCATAATTGTTGGACAAATAGGCATTGGCCACATCAGGGTTGGCTCGAAAGTAAGGAATGACATTTGTTGGCGCAGCCGCTTGGCCTGCTTTAACTTGGGCAATCTCAATCTCACCAGGGGAGATTCTTTTCTCAAGTTGACCAAACTTTGCGTAATGGACAGCAGCAAATTCCTCTGGCGTTAAGCCATAGTTATTTGCCAAATATGCCTGTGCAACATCTGGATATTTTGTGAAATAAGCTGGTGTAGCCATAGTCTTCCCCTATAAATCTTTTGCCATTACAGACCACTTGGTGCTGTAACCCTCATCTTTTAAAAATGTCCTTGACCAGCCACTACGGCCTGCCAAAGTCACCCTGGTGCAACCAACTGATTTGCCCCAGGACTCGATCAATGGTCGCATCCTTGAGAGTTCATCTAGGTCGCCACCAGCCAAGAAGTAATGCAAATTCTTTAGCCTGGGATAGACAATGATCTCAGTTAACACCACCGAGTCTTTGGCTGGCCACAGCTGTAATCTGTGATCCTCAACCATCTCAGCAACGTCGTCAAAATTATGTGTGCCTCCAGAGTATTCTAAGGCAGCCTCCACATGGTGGCGCAACCTTTCCAATTGTTCTTGGTCACTCATCGCTTACCAGCTGGGATGGCATCAAGCCGCATCACGCCAACACGCCAATCAGCCAATGTGTTTCCAGTTACCCTCATATTGACCTGGCGCCCAGAGAACCTGACAGAAGTTGGATTGGCTGCCGTATATGGACCAAACGTAGACTGTGTGCCGGTGGGGTAATTGCGGGTCTTGAATGAAACCACAGCCTCACCCAGCGTCTGCTCATCTGGCACAACTTGGCGAATACTCATAATGTTGTCGCCATTGCCCAATTGAATTGGACCAGACTCGGCATAAAGGCTGGCGCTGTCATAAGCAAATCCGACCTCATGCTCATAAATATAACCAGTGCTAGACACCATCAATGGATATGTAAACACGCCAGAGTCAGTGCCAGCCAATCTGGCTAAAGTTCCAATGTTCCAATGGTTTTCTCGGTAGTTGAACGTGACATAACTGTCATTCTCATTACTACCACTTGACGGGTAGAACCACCAAATCTCACCATACTTGCTCACATGGACCGAGTAAATCTTACTTGCCTGAGAGAAATTGACGTTGTCAAAAATGTAGTCAGACACATCGCATGGAAGTGGCTTGACGTAGCCGTCATAAATCCAAAATCCAGACTTGCTCATCCAGATGGCAGCAGTATCAATGGCAGAGACCGCTTGGGCCGAAATCAGACCGCAGCCGCTTCCCGCCTTCTCAAAGCCATAGACAAATGGAGCGCCAACATACTGGGCCGTATGGACATCCACATCTGTAAACAATAGGTTTACACCCTTGACCCGTTTGCCAGCAATCAATGTGCCTGGTGTTGCCAAGTCATAATCGCCTGCCAAGTTATCGCCTGCCGGTGTCCATTGGGTATTATTCTCTTGGTCGCACCACTGCACCTTCCTTTGATTACCGCCAGCGCCAAGGGCAAAGATAATGCGCTCTTGAGTGACAAGAATTGCTTTATTGCCAGTTGGCGCATTGGTAATGGCCGCTGCTTTTGTTGGTGTTCCAAAACCTAATTGCCACTCATAAATCTTGCCGTCATGGCTTGAGCAAGCCACCAAATACTCACCCCATGTGTCCATGGACCATGTGGTCGCTGGCACAGTTGCCCCTGTATCTGGCCTTGCCACGCCATAGGCAAATGAGCTGTAAGTGCCGTATCCGTAACCGGTCTGCACTGTCGCATTGGCATAACCAGTGGAAAAGCCTGTGGGCGTAATATCTTTGAGTGTCCCAGCCTCATTCATGGCGTAGAGCTTTGAATGTGTGCCAGCACCAATCCAGCGGTTTGCGCTGTTGTCGCGCCAAGCAATAAGTCCTCGGCATGAACCCGTCATGGCTGAAGATGACCTGGTGCGCCACCCATTGATGGGGCGCAGTGTCCCCTCATACCAGCGCACTAGGTTTGCGTCATACCAGCGGCCTGCTGACTGGTATTCAGTACCATTTCGGAAAACACCTGGAGGTAATTTGAGTGGTATGTACATGGCAGTATTTATGTAATGTTTGAGACAAATGTCATTGTCGCAATTACTGAGGCCGTTGAGGGATAATTTCCTGATGCTGGATAAGCCTGAATGCTTACTTGAGTGCTGTCAGTTTCCCACCAAAGTTCCACATAATCTGTTGCATTTAAGCTCACAAAGTAATTCCAGCCGACTAATGCATGACCATTGACTGAGCCGTGCTTGCTTGGAATGGCAAAAAATCCAGTTGATCCAGTAACTGAAGTCCCATTGATTTTGATCCAAGCTCTACCATCATGAGCTTGAGAGTCAGTGTTTTCAAACTGGCCAGACCACTGCAAGTTCCAAATGCCAGCGTCAACCACAGTGATCCGTGAATTGCTTGCGACACTCACGCCATTGGCGTAGTCGACAGTATTCAGTGTCATGGCATAGGCCGTGTTGGCAGCTGCTGCCGTTTGGTCCACAGTGCTTTGAAAAGCCCCATAGGGCGCATTCATAAACCGGCCACCCCTTGGTCCAAACAGAGACCCAAAGATGCTAGAGAGCTTTTTAAAATATCCAGACAAGGCGCCATTGTTCTCATTGAAATGTCTGCGCTCATACACCTCGGTCGGATAACCAAGGTTTGGTGGTGCAGGGTTTTCAAGTTGTTGGGTTTGGCTGGACATGACTTGATTTTGCCCTAAACAGACTCCAATGGATAAGACTTTTCATTGACACAAAATCGGATTACGATAATTTTGCAGCAATTGGCTGCTTAACTGGGGAAAATCATGAAATTTGAGATGGAATTCGGTTTTTTTGGTAATAACAAATTCTCTGTAGAAACAGACGATTTTGACATCATTGATATTTTCCAAAAGTTTGTGGAATTTCAAGAGACTCACGGCTGGGCAGTAGAGTATGTTGCCGTTGAGTCAGATGATGAAGACTTTGAAGATGAAGACACTGAAGAAGAAGAAGCCACAGAAGTTTGATTCCTGATGGGGCTTACTTGGCCATCAAGTACAGCCCCACATTTGAAAATGCGTAGCCTGCATAAACCACCGCCATAGACGCATTCCCCTTAAGCAGCTGCTCCCCAGCAATATAGGCATAGATTGCCGCTGTGAGAACAATTAACCAAGCACTCATACTGTTTTATTCTTTATTGTCTCTATGAGGACTAAAACGCAGATACGTTAATTACCTCACCCCTGAACTCGATCAACCCCTCATCAAACCGATGAACCAGCTCTGGCCACAACAATCTACCATTAAAGAAGTTCAGCACTGCAAATCCTGATCTGTGATTGCTTGGATTTAGTTCAGCATAAGTAAACTGTGGGCCGTCAATCTCGGCCAATGTTCCGCAGTCCACCCCAAAACGATTTCCTCGAAGATCTTGGAATGGGGTCACCTTGAGGGCATGAAGGTGTCCACAGACAGTACTGACCCCCGCATTCAAGGTTGACGTGTGAGTGGCGTGAATTCCATTCTTATATCGGTGCTTGATAATCACATCTTTAGTAGGCCATACCGCCCAACAAAACTCCCAATCTAAGAAGTGGTCTGTTAACTTAAAACCCAATACCTCTTTAAACTGTGGCGCGTGCTGGGCCAATCGATTACCAAACCTAACGTCATGATTTCCCCATGTCCACAGTAGCTTTACATTGTGCCTAGCTGCTTTGGCCACTTCCTCAATCTCACCCAACGCAGCTTGCGTAGCTTTAAGTTCTTGGATAACAGTAGTCGCTGGTTGTTCAGTAACGTCATGGCGGCTTATAGAAGCCCCATCAAACGCATCCCCGTTACATATCACCGCCTTGGGTTTGAACTCTTGGATGGCCCATAGAAGCCCTTTAAACGCTGTTGTGCGTTGACCAGGTATGAAGTGAGCATCTGAGAACACCAGAACAGTCCCATCTAGTATGCCAAGATCAATCTGTTTTAAAGGAGAAAACGATTGTTTCCGAGCATCATACATAGCACCTCTATAGTCTGCTGCTGGAAGTTTAGTCTCATGGAATT